CATGATGCAATTTATACATCATGGAATAGAATGGAAAATAATCGTGGTATATACATAGAATGTATATTTATTAGTTATATACAAATTATTTAATAAAGAGAGGATATCCATGATGCAATTTATACATCATGGATAAAATGTGTCTTTTAAAGAATAATTTATAATAGTGTGCAATTTATATTATATAGTTACATAGTGGTTATTTTATAATAAAAGAGTAAATATTCATGGTGCCATTACGACACCATGAATATCAGAAAAAAGTAATTATGGCAATCTAACTATCTTTCGTCTTCAGGTATCTTATCTTCAAGACCCATCTGGATAAGCATTTCCTTAACTACTTCTTTAAGACCGAAGTAGTTAGGTACATCCTTAAAAGTCTTCTTACCTATACGTATTAAAAATACATATAACCTTGCAATTGGTTCTATATTAGGCTTCTTCATAACACAACTCTCCTTTATAAAATAATTTTATTAAAAACGTTTTTAATATCAGAATTAAGCTTCTGATGTTCCTTCTTCTGGAAGCTTAGGTTCACCACCTGTTTCAAGTAAAGATGTAATAGTTTCAGTATTAGAAGTTACTATTTCCATTATACTTTCAAATGCTGATGCCTGTGCTTCAACAAGTCTTTCCTTAGCAGCGTCAAGGTCCTTTATCTTCTGATTTAGTTCTGTAATCTTAGCATCCAATTCTGTTGTAACTGGAGTCTGGTCAGAAATCTTTTCATATGTAACCTTATTTGTAGTTGAATTATAAACCTGACGATACTTGAAACCATCTTGTGGATCGATTTCATAATTTTCTCTTGGTATAAACTTACCAATAGCTTCATATTTAGTCTTAGCTTCCTGTAGATAAGCTTCTTTTGCACTAGGACTGTTCTTTACTTCGTCACTCATACCTTCTTCAAGCATCATCATTGGATTGAAATGAGTAAAAGTAACTCTCTTATCTGCACTGTTAAATTCGATATATATCATATTCGGTGCTAATATCATTTATTTTGGTCCTCCTTTATTTTTTTTAATTTTAAAAGCTCTTGCTTTATAATGATTTGTTAGCATTAAATAATGTTATTATATGATTTAGGAACAAAATAGTATTTAAAATATGAGCTTAATAAGGAGGTAATACAATGATTAATATAGATAAAATAACGCCGTTGAAGTTATATAAAAACTCTCCAATAAGACCAATATTGAATAAAGATGATAAACTTAAATATTCATGTATAATGGTTTTAGGAAACGGTGTTAACTCATCTCTAAATACTATATTGAATAAAAACCTATTTACACCAAATGGTAATTTATTCCAATCATATTATTTTGAATATAATCTTATCTATTATATTAGAGAAGGTATGATAGAATTAGATGAGTTGGTTGATATATTAAATGAAGTAGCTGAAAAAGATTTACCAGAAACTTCTACATCATCAACTAATTTTAGAAACCCTACTAAACCTAGGATAAAGAGCAAAGATGTAGATGGTTATAAAGTTAAACCAACTAAGAAAACTACTAATATGCTTAGAGACCCTAAGTCTCTTATGAGGCATTTAAGATATGATATGCGTAGAGGTAAATATAAACTTAACACTTTAAAATCTGGTAGAAATAATGTTGGTGCTAATATTAACAACCCTAAAGGTTTAGAAAAGACTAAGGAATTATTAACTCAAGGTAAAAGAAAAGAAATCAATCGTAAGAAGCGTGAAGAATGGATTGAAAAGAATTTAAAGAATAAAGATAAAGAAGATGTTAATGAACAGGTGTCTTACAATGTAGCTTATAAAGATGATAAGTCTTTATCTTATAAAAATGATGATATGTTTATATTAGATGAAGCTGGTTCATCTACTATTATAAGAAACTTATTATATCCTGATAGGATAAAGAGTAATGCTCAGGTTCTTAAACTTTATAAAGAAATAAAATCTCAAAGTAAGGGTAGGATTAGGTATACTTTTACTGATATAAATAAATATAGGGGTAAAAATATATACTATGATTTATCATATTATACACAGTCATTCTTTAAAAATAATAGATATTCTACTATAAAAGCCATGGGTATATATAATGATATCCTTACAATGCAGTTAGATAATAACAAACTTACTGAAGCTGGTTATGTCAATAAGGTATTAGTTATACCAGTTAATGATTGGGTAACTACTAAAGACGATACTATATACACTAAGAATTTAAATCCAATATCTATTATTATAAGACATCTTGTAAAGAGGGATAAGAATTTCTTTAGTAAGTTTGATTTCCCAGTTTTGTTCACATCTGGTGACTTGTACTTTATGGCTGATTTCACAAATCCAAAATGTGATTATGCTAAGATAAAGACACTTATATATAAACTTATGAAATTAGCACCAATTAAACAGGATGAGGTATTAGAAAATATAGATGATAAGATAATTGAAGATATTGATGAAATAGAAAAGATTGTTCCTATTAAATCTACTCCTAAAGAAACTAGTAGCTCAAATGAAAACCCTATAGCTAAGAAACAATCTACTGATGTTAATAAAGCTCCTATGACAGCAGTTAGACCACCAAGTGGAAATACTAAAGTTGGTGGTGTTAATAAGAAAGATGTGGTTAAAGTTGGTTTAACTCTCGAAGATAAAACTACTGGTGCAGAAAAACCAGTTTTAGTCTCTAAGAAAGATGCTGTTAAGGTTGTGGAAAAAGACCTATATAAACAATTAGATAAGAAAGCTAAAGCAAAAGAAGATGAAGCTGAATGGACTGATGAAGATGAGATGCACGTATTCAGGACTGTCCAGAAGTTAGAAGATTTACAGGATACAAGGGTTAAGACTTCCACTGTTAGGAGTAAGCGTATGGATAATTTAATCGCTGCTTACCCAGCAATTACTTTAGGTAATCATACAGTAAAAGAATATCTAGACAATTCTAAAGAGATAAAAGAATTACCTACAACTTCATTAAATATAGATTCAGTTAATGATGAATGGAAGAATCTTAAGTTTACTAACTTTGAGAAGGTTTATAATGTAGATGCTGACATTGTAAAGATATTAAAATCTCTATCTGAGAATAAAGAATATCCTATATTTGTAAGAGATATTAATAAAGAAGATATATCTTCATCTCAAGATTATATTGAAAGATATACTGTAGATATTGAAGATATAAATGGTAAGAGAAGTAAACTTAAATTTACTCTACCTATAATGATAGATAACCATTTTATGATGCTTAAGGGTAATAAGAAGACTATACAGAAACAGATAGCACCAATACCAGTATGTAAAATAGATGAGGAATCTTCTCAGATTACTACAAATTATATGAAAACTACATTGAGTATATTTGGTGCTGATGGTAAATCATTCTTAGTAACTGATACTGTATTAAAGTTATTAAATAAACTTACAGATGATCCATCATTGAAAGTTAAAACTGGTGACAGCAAATCTTTCTATAAAGGAAGACCTAGACCAATAGACTTTTTAGATTTGGCTGCATATTATAATGAAATTAGAATAGGAAATAAGATGGTGTATGATTTCGATATAAATAGATTGATGAAATTATTCCCTGATAGTCCTATGGAAACCGATGCATCTTATATAGTAGGGTATTCACTATTAAATAATAAGAAGACTCCAGTATATTATGATTATGATGACCATGGAAGAACTTTTAGTGAAAGAGTTGGTTTATCATTATTGGAGTATGGTAGTCCATCAGTTGGTGAAGAATTAAATAATTTAAATAATAGAAATATTATATGTAAGTATTCAAGAGTTAGAATACTTCAGGTTAATATACCAACAATAATTCTTTGTGGTTTCTATGAAGGGTTAGAGGCTACATTGATAAAAGCTAATGTACAATATGAATTACATGAGACTAGACCAAAAAAGAATTATATTAAATTCAAAGACTGTTATTTAACTTACACTGAGACGTATGAATCAGGAATGTTATTACATGGTTTAGCAGCATTACCTTGTAAAGATTATACTTTATCAGATATGAATAATAGATTACCATATTTAAATTATATAAATGATAATGGTATGGGTGCTAAAGTTGACGGTTTATTGAACTTTAAAGATTTGATGATGGACCCAATAACTATAGAGTGTTGTAAGAAATATAACCTCCCTGAAGACTTTACTTCATTATTGATATATGCATCAAATTTATTAGTTGATAATAAATATGTAATTCATACTGATATGAATGGTAGAAGAATTAGGTCAACTGAAATCATATCTGGTTATACATATTTAGCTATAGCTAAAGCTTACCAAGAATATGCTAATCAGTTAAGAAGAGGTAGAAAGGTTCCTTTTACTATGAAAGAATCTGCTGTTATAGATTTGATTATGGTAGACCCTACGTTCTCAGATATGCCATTGTTGAATGACTTACAGATATTCGAAGCATCAAATGCTATATCATATAAAGGTTTATCAGGTATGAATAATGATAGGTCATATTCATTAGATAAGAGAACTTTTGACCCAACAATGACTAATATCATATCAGGTATGTCTACAGGTTTTGCTGGTAATGTTGGTATAAACAGACAGTTGACTATAGACCCTAATGTAGAAACTAATAAAGGCTTTACTAAAACAACTGATGATGCTGGTAGTGCTGATAAAGGAGTTACTAAAACATTCAGTATGACTGAAGCTATAGCACCATATGGTACTACTAGAAATGACCCAATGAGGTCAGCAATGAACTTTATACAAACTTCAAACCATAGTATGAGAGTTACTAAGGGTTCACCTGCTTTAGTTACTACAGGTGCAGACCAAGCTTTACCATATTTATCAGATAACACTTTCTCGTATAAAGCTAAGTTAGCGGGTAAGGTAATATCTATAAGTAATGATGTTATGGTTGTTGAATATAAAGATTCAACTAGAGATATGATAGATATGAGAAATAAGATGCTTAAGAATTCCAATGGTGGTTTCTATACTTCATCAAAATTGTCAACTGATTTAAAGGTTGGTCAGACTTTTAAAGATGGTCAGATATTAGCATATGATAAGAATATGTATAGTGGTGATATGATGTTAGGTGATAATATATCATATAAAGTTGGTACTCTTAGTAAACTGGCAATCCTAAATACATCTGAAGGTTTTGAAGACTCTGCTGTTATATCTGAAATTTTATCTGAACAAATGGCATCAGATGTAGTAGAAATTAAAAAGGTTACCTTATCTAAGAATACTAATGTCTTAAATATGGTAAAAGTCGGTGATCCTATATTTGAAGGAGACCCATTGATTGTATTCCAAGATGCTGGTGATGAAGAGTATGTTGCTCAGTTAATGAAATCAGTATCAACTGATAAAGATGCTGAAGGTGTTGGTTCAACTCCTATACTATCAAAGGTAACAGGTGTGGTTAAAGATATCAAAGTATACCGTACAGTAGACTATTCTGAAATGACTAGTAGTTTAGCTAGAGTAGTTAGAAGAGTCGAACAACCACAGAAACTTATGTATGCTGAAGCTGTGAAGAACGGTGTTTCTATGCCATATCAATATAAGGTTGAAACTTTACCAGTAGAAGGTAAATTAAAGAAAGCTAAAGATTCAGTTTTATTTGAATTCTATTTAGAATATCACGATAAAATGGGTATAGGTGATAAATTAATATATCTTGATGCTGTTAAAGGTGTAGTTCAAAGAGTTATACCTAAAGGTGAAGAACCTACTAGTGAATTCAGACCTGAAGAGAAAATACATACAATGGTATCAAAAGGTTCATTGGATGCTCGTATGGTTACAAGTATCAAATTAGTTGGTGGTATAAATAAAATTTTAATTGAGTTAGATAGGTCAATTAAAGAAGAACTTGGTATCCCATGGAAAAATGTAGATGAATTAGGTGAATAAATAATATATCCCATAGCATTTAAGCTATGGGATTATTTTCCGTTTTGTAAAAGTTAATATTTATGATTGTATATTATTACAGTGAATGATAAATATAAATATAATATGATATAATAATTAACGGAGGTAAAGTATCATGTTCGAATGCACATTCTCATCAATTATGGATTCCATCTCAGAATACGCTTCAGAGATGGGATTCGAAGCTATAGTTAACATAGACAATTTCTATGATGATTATAGCTATGAAGTGGAGTAATCCACTTCTTTTTTTTATTAATTTTTTATTAAATCATATATTATTTAAATGATTCATAATAATAAATATATTTTTAGAAGGAGGTAAATTATGATGACAGGAAGCAGTCTACCGTCAATATGTAAGTTTAAGTATAGGGGGTATTTAAAGAATCTCTATATTGAATTATGTAAATATAATTATTTATTTACAGATTATGACATGCAAGAAATTTATGATTTGTATGATATAGTTGTATATACAAATGCAAATCAGGATGAGAATGAAATTGGCAAATTTTCTATCAAAATGGTTAAAAAGAATAAAGGATTTGGTTATATACTTGACTCCTTAAAGAAATTGTGTTTCGGTATAATAATTATAGGTGCCGTATTTACTATATCATATATAGCAATATTATTATCAATATATTATAAGTAGTGGAGGTTTATAAGAATGACAAATGAATTAAAATCTAAAGAGTTTGATATAAAAATGCCAGATGGTTGCTCAATGACATTTGTAGAATGTGAGGATGAAGATATTCCAAAAGATTTTGATGGTGATAATGCAGGTATAGATTTTTCAAAATTATATCCTGAAAACGTAGAATTTCCAGATGGTATAGAGGCTGATGATATATATTATGATGAGGAAGAAGATCCTATATATGAAGTTCCACTAGCTACAGGTGAACCTTTCAGAGTTGGTGATATTCTATATAGAATAGTGCCTGGTTACGGTATATATAAGAAGGTTGGAAAACATAAATATTATGTCTCATTGCTAGGTAATTTAGATGAGAGTACTTTTTATGACTTAATTCCTAATATTATCAGATTCTTACGAGCTAAATCATGTAACATCACACCTGATGTGGTTTACATAGATATGGATACCCCTTATAGTCTTTCGGGTATATTAAAGATATATAATATTGGATATATGTCATATGATTCAGATATGATCGAACCTGATCTTAGAGATGAATTAGATTTCATGACTAATGAGTTTGCAATGGATGAATTTGATCCTATGGTTTACCCGTGTATACAAAGGGTGAGATATTAATGGATGAATGATAAAATATATAGATTTAGAAAAGGAGAATAATTATGAGTAATAGGTTAGCAATAGAATTTAGATATGATGAAAATCCACTAGGGTTAGTATATTATAAAGGCGTATCAGATGGTATAGATGCTATGAGTACAATGGCAAATGTAATCAGTGCTATAGATCAAACTTCTATCAATCGCAAAGAAGATGCTAGTTTTGAAGTAACAAAATTTGGTAATCCAAATGATAAAAATTATGAAAGATTGGGTATGGAGTGGATAGATAGTAAATTCACATTTGATCCTGATGAATTTGATAAATATAAAGGGCAATCTGAATATGAATTCATATGGGATTTACATAAGAATCATATTAAATCGAATATATTTGCTATAAGCGATGACGATGGTGGAGTTGATGATTATTTAATCATAGGAGACCCAACTACATTTAGTGGTGAAATGTTAGAGCCAGATAAAATAGACTCTTACATTGAGTTATTCACTGAATATCCTACAGTTAAATATGGAGACTTATTTTATACAATATCATAATTTTATTAGGGGTAGGTTTAAACCCACCCCTGTATATATAATGAATTTAAAAAAGATAAAATGAGGTGTAAGAATGAGTAACTTAGCTGTTGAATTTAAATATGGTGATAAACCTGTGGGTTCTATACTGTATGTAATAGGAAATGGATATGATGCTTTAAGATTAATGGATCATATCGGGATTGTGTTTGATACAACTGATATTAAGGATAGAAAAAGTGCTATATTTAATTTCGAATATTTTACATTTGGAGATGAACCAGTATGTACTCTTAAACATTTACAGAGATTTGAGAGTCACAGACTGTTTTATATGTATCTTGAATCATCTACTGAGACTGATGATATTGAAAAATATAAAAGAATGTCTGAGTATAAAATTACCTGGGATTTAAAAACCGATAATTTAGAATGTGATGTATTCAAAACTATTAGTGAGTATGACGGTGAATATTTCTTTGTAAAAGATAATAAAAAATTCTGTGGAACTACTATTCCAGAATCTATAAGAATATATAATTGTATGAAGTTGTTTAAAGAACACCCTGTTGTGAAATATGGCGATTTATATTATACTATAAGATAGTATTTTAGGAGGTAAAAATGGGACAGAGGTTGAATATAGAGTTTATATATGATGATAAAGTTATAGCGCAAGTGCATATTACCATTATAGTGGTTATACTGTAACTGCATTAGAAGAATTATCTAATATACATAATGCTATAAATTATGAAAATATTCATGATAAAAAGTCGGCGATACTTGAATTAGTTGATGTTTTTGATAATAAACTCCATAAACTTTCAGGTGTGCTAGATGGGAATAGCAAATGTGAAGTCCAGAGATATAATATAAACTATAAACCCAAAGATGTAAAAGATAGGAAATATGGTTTACTATTATTAGCTAGAAATGATATTAATGGTTTTAGAAAGAATGAGAATTTTAGAATAAACTATGATCTAAAAAATAAGGTTATTGTAGGGAATACATTAATATTTGAAAATATAGATATGGATTACATATCATATTGTGGAGATATTTATAATGATATTAATGATAGTGATGCAAAATATGTAGACTTTGAAACTTTCGATATTGATAACATTGCTGAATTAATTCATTTCTATGAGAATAATAAATACCTTAAATATAAAGGTAAATATTATATCAGTATAATTAAATAAGTTTAAAGGGTTAGGTTTATTCCTAACCCTAACCCTTATATTTTAAGAAAGGTAGATTATGAATAATTTTTTGAAAATAAATTTTAAATTTAATAATAGTAGCATAGGTGCTGGGTTATATTCAAATATCAAAAATTATTCAGATATTTTGGATATTGTAAAAGATATAGTATTAGAGTTTGAAGGGTTAAATAATATTAAACCTGTCACATCTAAACTTGAATCATATTATAGTGCTAAGGGTGGTATAGTTGAAATCACCGATATTAAACCAGAATCTATCGGTTGTTTTGTAAATATATATCATTCAGCTATTGTTAATGAATTTACACCAACTGGTTCGTTTTTACCTTACAACCCAGGATTCTGGTATACCTATGATTGGGAGTTTTGAAAGAGTAACTATAGATTTAGGAACTATGAATATCTCATTGTATTTAGAATGTAACAATAGTGATGATAAAGTTAAACAGTCAATAGTATTGAATGAATATATCCCAGAAGATACTGATATCAAAATAAAATGTACAAACTTATTTAAAGGTGTATATACAGGTTTTAGTGATAGTTTCAAAGTTAGTTTCAATATTGTTGAAATTGACAAAGTTATTAGTATATTTAAAACAATTGATGATATCATAAAAGATGATAATATTGGTTTAAAATGTTATAGAAACTGATTTAGATGGGAGTGATTATAATGGATTTAAGAATTATTTATAAGTATGATGGTGAGTTAATAGCAATTGGTGAACATCCAATGTGTGGCAATACTATACCAGCATTATTGAAATTATATGATATACTTTCAGAAAGAGGAGTAGGTTTCAAACATGAGGCTTTAGGAGAATTGATTGAAATTTATCTCAATATACCATTTATGGGAATTGATGAGAATTTAATTAAACAACTCACTTCTACAGTCCGTAGGAATGCTGTTAAGTATATATTAGAAAGGAAACAGTTGTCCAACTATGCTGGTAAACTTCTCAATCCTACTACATCTGAGCTATATAGTGGGTATACTTATATATCAGTAGATTTCCATTCTTTAACGATAGATATATCAGGTATATTAAGCAAAATACCTGTAGATTTAATAAAAACTGTTGGAATTGGTTCAGTTGTTTATGATATAGGTAAAGAATTCCATGGTCCAATATTTAAATTTGATGAACTGGGTACTTATATTAAAATCTTAGATAATATAGACCGTAAAGTATTCAAATATAATGATGAGGTTATGATGACATATAGTATTTTTTAAATAGGAGGTATCAAATTATGGGACAGAGGTTAAATTTAGAATTTCAATACGGTGATAAAGTTATTGCGAATGCATATTATCATTGGAGTGGCTATACTATAGACTCATTAATAGAGTTATTAACTGTACATGAGCTTATGGAATATGATAATATACATGATGAGAAATCAGCAATAATTGAATTGGTGAATGTATATGATAATAAACTCCATAAACTTTCAGGACTTACTTTAGATTCGTTGGATGAAGTTAAAAAATACATTCCAGAATACTCTGGTGTAAAAAATGAATTAAATAGAAATTTTGGTTTATTATCAATTAGTGAAAAAGGTATGAACCTCACTAGAGAATGGATGGAACTTATATTAAGATATGATATAAAAAATAAGAAAATAATAGGCAATAATGCTGTATTTGAAACAGACATCAATATCTATCCTATTCAAATTTCAGAGAGATTAAAAGAAATAACATCAGATGAGTATAACAAATATATGGATTTTGAAACATATGATATATCAGAAATACGTGACTTAATTGAGTTTTATAAAGCAAATCACATTATCCTATACGATGGCAAATATTATGATATTATCATATAAATGGTTAATAACAGGGTAGGTTCAAACCTACCCTGTATTTTTTTATTTTATTTTTATTATATCTTTAAGATTTTCAAGATTAACACTAGCCATCTTTAAACCTTGTAGACCTTCAGCAAAGTTATATACAGCTAAAGAATACTTTTCAACCAAATCATAATCTATTTTACCATCAGTGTATATCATAGATTTTACCTTATCATTAGTATATGAATCCTTAGTAATAGTTTGATTTACTATAGCATATGGGTTCTTATCAAAACCACAAGCTTTAATAATAGCAGCCTTCTGCATAGCACCTTCTTTAACAGCTAACTGTTCAGCACCCATAGACCTTTTAGCTCTAAACTCTTCAACCTTCATCTTAGTCTGGTCTATAACTTCTTCAATCTTATCTCTTGCTATAGTAGCATTCTTCATATAATCAAATACATTATTTCTAACTCTCTTAATGATTACATCATTAGCAGACTCCATATCTATACCATCTAGCTCTTTATAAAAAGCATTTTTAACTTCTATATCGACTGTAAAAATATCTGGGTCTAAACACTTTGTAGCTTCAGCTTCTATAATACTAGCATACTTATCAACTATTCTAACAGCTTCAGATAAAGCATATGTCTTAGTAGCATATTCATTTCTAAGTTTTATATAACCTTTTTCCTCTACAAATTCATGAGTAAGACTTTCAACTAAAGCCTTTTGGTCATTATCAAATTCAGCACTATCACTAGCTCTTAATATTAGAGTAGCCATTGCTTCAGTTAATAATTCTTTTTTAGTATCAGAGATGATTTTACCGATTTTAAGTTTCTTAACTCTAGTATCATTCATCTTCTTTTCTATATCAGATTCAACTCTCATTTTAATCCTCCTTCGATTGATATTAATTATTTGTTAAATTCCCTAAACCAATTGGAATTCAATATCTGGTGTACCATTCTTATCCATATTAATATTTATAAACTCTGGTACCTTTTCACCTAACATTTCTTCTTTCTTCTCTATATACTGGTATGATGTATCATAATCATTTATACCTAAGAACTCTATAAATTCAATATCAGAACTATAAGTATCTTTTAGATATGCTATTAAGTTTGTCACATGTATAGACTTGATTTCATTTATATTCTCTATATACTTTCTAGCTGAATCAGTCATAAACTCTACTATAAGTTTATTAGCACCTAGCTTAGGTCTATATGCAAATTTAATATTGATATTAATCTTATTAAGAGCTTCGCCTTCTCTACCAATATTAAACATTTTCGATGGTCCATAAGTGTTGAAGAATTTAAAGTCTATAGTAAAGTTATTATCCAACCTTTCTAAAGCATGACTTATATAGATATATCTCTTATGGATATACTTAATAAATTCATCACAAGTATTTACATCCTGCATATATGAGTATTTAACCATTGGGACACCCTTTATACTGAAGTCATAATTAGTTATATTAACAACATCTTCCAATGTACTAACCGAATTAATTATATCTGAATAATCATAATATAATCTCAGCTTATCATGTCTTATACTCGTTTTACTTATAAGATTATACTTTTCATACTCACTATGTGGTAGGTCATATGTAGTATTTAATACAGGTGCTTTACCATCCAAAGGTTCTAAGTATAGATAGAAATCAGTGGTTATAGTTTCACCCATATGGATATTAACTTTATTTTTTGTACCAAATTGATACACATCTAAGATATTAATACCATCATCATGGATTATATTATCAGTACTTAATTTAAATATCACATTGTAAGTATTCCTTGCAGTATTCTCACTAGTTAAATTTTCACCAGCTTCTAAACTACCTTCAAGATAGTATTTAAAGCCATTTTGATTTAGAACTATTACAGGTTTTAATTTAGATACTGAGTTTGTAACCAAATCATCTATAATCTTACTCTCACTTATATTTGGTTTAATAGTGAAAGATATATAGTAATTATTATTGTCATATATATGATTCTTATACATTCTTATCTTTGAAGCCATAAACTGAATTTCACTATCTATATTGATATAATCATAATTCATATGATATAATTCATCTAATACATTTAGATAGTACTGAACTGATAACGGTTTCTTATTCATAACCATTATAAAAGGATTTGTATATACAAATCCATATTGTTCAAACATCTTTATATTTTCCATATCATATTCAACTGGATAACAAAATCCATTATCTGATAATAAAAATGGTGTATTAGGTGGCAGTGTATAAGATTTATTATTTTCAGTAAAGTTATTATCTACAAGTCTGATGTCATTTGTATTTGTAGGTATTATATTACCTCTACTATCCTTCACTAATAGGTAAGAATAGTAACATCTTTCAATCTGATTATGTCTCTTCTTAAAAAACTTAAGCCTACTATTTGAATCCATTATATTAAAATAATTCTCCAAATCTCTATCATTAGACAGGATTCCTCTAGATAGTCTTTCTTTAGGAATGATGTTCTTTAATTCCTCCATACTCTTAGCATTTATACCATCATAAGCATCACCAGTAGGAAGCATTATACCTTTTAATATCTTACCACCATCAGTAGCAGTAAACAAAACTTCTCTTCTATATTTTATATTACCTTTATCACCATTTGTAGTATATATACGAACCTTTATATTTGAATTGATTTTAGGTATATACGATTTTCTTGAGAACTTAACTCGTATTGTATCAGAATTCACGAAGTAATATGTACACCATTTCTCACCATATACATACTCACCTTCAAATATAGGTTTTACTTTAACTAAATTACCATCAGGTTCTTCAACTACTACTTCAAATTTATACAACTGGTCTTTATAAGTAAAATCAATAGCTTTATTATCAATTATATTTGTACTTATCAACTTCCTATTCAAATCTGTAACTTCAACCTGTCTAAGTTTAGTATCAAAGAATATATACTTTTCATTCATATAATCCATAAATATAGGTACAGGTAGATATGCATTTTCATTTACAATTGTATCTTCACCTGGTTTCATATTTATAGCATAGTAAGTATATTCACCGTTAAGTCTCTCTTTCCTAACAATCTTTAAATCATACTCTAGTCTAAAAGTCATAAGATTTATTTGTATAGGAGTTTCTGCTGGTATTATATAGACTGGATTGGTTCTACTATCCAAAATTCTATCCAATTCAGATTTGATAACACCTACATGTACATCCATTACAGCAGGTGTTGCATTTATGTTATTGATATTATAACTTATGGCATTACTCAATATAGTCTTTTCAAACCTTGCTCTTGTAGGAAATGCTTCATTAGCGTATTCCGATGTCATAAAAATATTATTTTGTATGATAGTAGCAAATTGGTCTGATAAATAACCATATAAACCAACTGACATAACATCTTGATCTTCTGGCATATACCTACTCTGTATATCCGATATCTCTTGTGATATTTCATATATATCAGTAGATTTGTTCATATATCATTTACCTCCATTTCAATTTATATATAGGTCTCCCTCTATATATACCTTGTGTAATATAAGGAGCACTACTCCATCTTTCTTTAGGAGCACCAGCACCTTCATAATTATTTGTAATATGTCCATTTCCACCACCAGCAACCATATTAAACTCATCTAAGATTACTGGGTCCATATCATCGTAATCAAATGCTTTAAACTGCACTGGTATTCTTATATTACCTGATTCAACTGTAGAGAATACACTCTTAGGTACATTCTTAGGGAATACACCTGTCCATTTACCGAAATACACTATCTGACTTAAATCTGCACCAACTACAATTTTAAATACTGAAATCTGGTCATCCAATCTTCTAAAAGGTGGTTGGTAAGCCTGTAGTGTTTCCATGTAACCTAAAGTTTTAAGAGATGAATACATATCCCAAAAATGAAACATCATATACACATCTAAAAATCTAGTATCAGCAAATTCAACTGTAAATTCAGCATCATATTTAGACTCTAAAGAATGTCCTTTATATGATACATTAGCACCATATATGTTAGTCATAGTCTCTATTTCCATAGATACACTATCTGGAACATCAGTGCCATTAGTAGGTACAGTTGTATTAGTCAATATAGGAATAAATCCAGTACCACCACTACATAAATCTGTAGCTATATTTGGGTGGAAGTTTGTTATAAAGTTATAATACTGTGGTGAATAAGAACCTAATCCATTCATATTCAGATGTGGTTTCGTAAAGAATAAATACTCTCTATAGTAAGTGCTTATATCATTTATATCAAAGTATCCATATGGCGAAAAATGTGACATTTTTTTATTGTCACGAGGATTCCTATGCATACCAATACTAGCATAGGCTTTGTTTATAAATTCTTCGCCGAAAAACTGGTCCTTGGTATACTGATCTAAAATCTGATCATCCATATATTTTACCTCCTTATATCATATAATTATCATATTACCTATAATATAAATGTTTTTATATAATAATTTCATTTGTATTAATGCTAATATGATAATTTATAGTACATTTAAAATAGTAATATATAAATTCATCATATATTATAAAAGTGCATAATAAATAATAAATATATTTTAAATGGAGGTATTATTATGAGTAAGTATAAGAAACAATTTGAAGACATTGATGAAATCACGGATAACGAGATGTTAGTTATGCCTAAGAAGGATTCAAGAGATTATGGTTTAATACCAATGGTTGAAAATGGTAAAGATGTAGGAAAGAAATATGATAATGTTTATGGGGGTAATAAAATTATGGGTAAGTTTAACAAGATAATGGGTAAAGGAAATAGTAATGATGATAAAATAGCAAAAGGCTATTCTTTTAAGAATATCGATTCAGGTATATCAAGATACAATTTAAATGACAATATAACTGCTTTTATAAGAAGTCAGAGAGCTAGAGCTATTGTAGAATCTGAAAATTTTAAAACTATATTTGATAGCCTGGAAGAACCTCTAAGAGGTGAAGTTTATAATGTAATGGTATCTTTACTTGAAGGTGAAGTTCCATCATCAAACCATCTAACTTTCATTAGAAAAATAAGTGGTCTTTCAATAGACTATATACTTGTATTCGATGATGAAAGTTTGAATAAATTAACTGTGATAGATAAGCTATGTGAGATAAAGTAATGATACAAAAGAGGTTGCAACTATGAAGAATACATATTATGATGAAATAATGAATAGTATCAATTCTAATAATAATATTATTACAGATAATGATGGTATTCTATATTTACATCAAGATTGTGATAAAGCAGAAACTATAGAATATAATATTAGAGCTTCTAGAATACTTAATTTAATTAAAAGTGAAACTTTTAAAAATAACTTTAATAAACTACCAATAGATAAGCAGAGTGAATTGAGATTGGCATTAAATAACTTTTTGGATGATAATATTATTGACGGATACATACCTAGCCAAGTGTCTAAACTTGCTGAATGTGATATAACATATATCACAGGTAAATATGAAGTTATAAATAAATTATTTAATGTGTATTTAGATTTAATTAAATCACCATATATAGTTTCAAAAATAGATGATAAGGAGAATGAATAAATATGGCAAAGGAATTTAAGTATGAATTTGTCGATAGGGATACTTTTGATTTCCTTATTGATGAAAAACAGAATACATATATTTCACTTAGAAAGGTTAAATGGGGTGACTCAGCTGAACCTAGAGTTGATCTAAGGAAATATATAACAACTGCAAATGGTGAAAGAATGTCTAAAGGTGTTTCTTTTATGACTGATGAAGGACCACATGAACTAGCAAATGTGCTAGTTGAGCAAGGTTATGGTGATACTAGAAGAATACTTGATGCATTGGCTACAAGAAATAATCTTAAGGTTGTAACTAAAGAAGTTGATGATGAAGAGTATTTTGATATAGAAAGTATCATAGACCAAGTAGGATAACCAACTATTTTCCATTTTATATAAATAAGTATCGGGTAGCCTCACACAGGCTACTCTATATTTATTTTTTCTAAAAACATTTAAGTAATGAAAATAAAAGGAGGTATTATATATGGATGTAACTGCATCACAGTTGATAAATATGTATGCAATTAAATACCACAGACTAAAAGAGTTGTGTTCAATTTTATTTCCAACTTTAAAACAACCTGAACAGATTCATGTTTATATAGATTTGAATAAGATATTAGCAAGACTATATTCTAATCCTACATGTAACTTGTCAAAGGATTTAGTTCTAGGTTCGGATATTATCAACTTGGCTGGTCATTATAGAGGTTTTTTTAAATCATATGTAAATTTACCATGTAAAATACATTTGGTATTTGGTTCATATGTACCACAATACAATCTGAATATATACCCTGAGTATAATTCAAGAAAGATTACCAAGATTATTAATGATGAGTATACTAAGAATATAATAACTGATAACTTGGATATAGTAAACACAATGTCAAAATATCTAAATAATTTATATTATCATACTACTAGATACGAATCTGGTGTTGTTATATATGATATAAAGAATAGGTATCCAGATGATTTACATGTAATAATTACTGGTGACCATTATAACTATCAATTGGTTGATGATAATTGTGTAATATTTAGACCTTTGAAATTGAATAAGAATGGTAAGCGTGAAGACCTATCTTATATAATCAATACTAGTAATAATATTCAAACTTATTGTATTGAAAAGAAGTATAAGATAGAACCTAGTGAACAGATTAAACTAGGTTTGAATGGTGGGTTATATAGTTTATTTTTAGCATATAACGGTGCTCCTTGTAGAGATATTTCATCAATGAGAAATAGAGCATCAGTGATTATGAAGAATTTAAACCAAATGGTTAAATCAAATATATTACTTAATAAGCATAATTCTTTATTAAATACTGATGAAATATTCACTGAGTCTGATATGGATGATTTATATCAACGTTATTGTGCTATAGACATTCCTACTCAGTATGAAAACTATAAACATAGTGCTGATATAGATAAGATAGATTTTAATGATTATACTGACCCTGAAACAGTAGAGATGATAAATAATAATTACTATAAAGACTATCCAATTTTATTGGACAATTTCATGTAATATTATAAGAGTGGGTTATATCAACCCACTCTTTTATTTTTTTATAAAGGTGGTGAGAATAAGATTATGGATAAAAAAACTAAAAATAAAAAACCAAAAGAGAATTATAAGATATATAGATATCATATGGAGTTAGCATATGAATACCAAGGTAAAGAAATTAAGTTTAAACACCAACAGGTGTCAACGATGTTAGCTAAGAGAGATTATATATACGCTAATAGACCTGAGATGTTTTTCAATATATCGGTTGATAAAAATGTTTTAGATGATATGATTCTTAATAGAAATAAAAAGACTATAAGATTTACATTGGATAAAATATCAGTAGACCCTGAAGATATAAATAATAATGATAAGATAAAGAAACTTCCTAGAGTTAGAGTCTTCCAAGATAATTTTATTTATATAATTCAATCTGCTGCTATTAACACTGCTACCGAGATAGATTATGGTGGAGATAATAAAGATAGAAAAGATATGTGGACTCAAGTTATGATAGGTATTATGAATCCTAAGACTATCAAATACAATAAGATAGATAGTAAGTTTGGGTTCTTCCATAATGTTACTGCTAGCGATGCTATACTTTTAAGATGTAGAGGAATTCCTAATTTAATATTAGAGCCTTTA